TGGAGCTGTGGGGTACTGCCCCCCAGTCCAGTTCGTATTCGCTTTGCTTCAACAATTACATCTTTACTTAGTCCATGTCCATGACTAAGAATTCTTTGTTTAACCATTTGCGTTCTTTTTTGTTATACGCTTTCTTGATCTTTTTGCAAACTTTAGATCTTTGTGTATAACAGTAGAACTCACGTGCGTCAGTTAACACATCCCACTCATCACCAGAGTTCATAGGTTTTCTTGGTAGTCTACTATTTCTCTGCATCTAATCTTCCTTCTATGAAACCTCTAAACAGGGTGCGTCTACCTTCCAGTAAACACCTTCTACATAGACTGCATCCATAGAGGAAACAGCCTTACAAGATTCTTCATCTTTGAAACCTAAAATCTTATGTGGATTCAAAACATGACCATCCACAGGTTCGAGTGCAATTAGTGTTAACAACCACATATTTCATTTCCAATTTTGTTTTTACATCATCATTATACGACATTTTTTTATACTTGTCAATACCCAATAAGACTATTTATAAATAATGTAAGTGAATTCTTCGGCATGTATCTTTAATTATCCAAGGAGTTTCCTATGTCTGAAGAAGATATGAAGAAAGCAGGTTACCACCCTGCAGACGTAAACGGTGATGGTTCAGTAGACGATGACGAAAAAGCCATGTACCTAGAATTTAAAAGAAAAGCGCTAGAAGACCAAGACGCACAGCGTGATGCAATGCGTAATATGACTTGGTTCGCCCTTTTCGGAATGCTGTTGTATCCATTCGCCATCGTACTTACTGCGTACTTTGGACTAGAGACAGCCGCAGGTATTGTTGGTGATATTGCTCCAACATATTTTGTTGCTATCTCTGCATTGGTTGCTGCATTCTTTGGAGCAGACGCTCTCCGTAAGAAGTAATCAGTAATACCTATAGAAGATATGTTGACCAATACGACCTATCTGATATAAATCTTTAGACCATGAAGGTGTGACATACTTCGCATGATAATGTGTTGCACCTTCGGTCAACCCTCTATACTTCCCATATATCATAATAGAAAAGGCGACCATTTGGGCGCTTGACCAAGATTGTTCGTCTTTTGGTATGTCTGCCTTACCGTCACAGTACCAAGAGAACTGACACATATTGCGAACCATAACCATTTTACTTGGATCTTTCCAAGAAGGTTTTTGTTTCCCTTGGTGTACAACTTCACAGACAGTGTTTGGATAACGATCACTCGCCACACGATTCAACACAACATCACTCACTGCGTATTGCCCAGCGAGACTATCTGAACGTGTCTCATAGTATACGTTCAATGCGAGACATTTCATCTCTTCCCAATCTACATCGGTAGACGACTCAGATGCAGGTACTGCACCAGATAACATCATTGATGCCGCTACTGCAGCCATAACTAATTTTTTCATTTCTGCTCTCATTTGTTGATTCTATTGATCATTTGTAGAACAATTATACACCCTGTTATTTCATAAGTCAAGCCTAAATATTCCCGACAAGTCCGTTTCGCTTGTCATCCAAGCGAGCGCAGGGGTAAAGCCTGCAAGCATAAGGAGAAAGAAATGGAACTACTTACTATGTGGAGCCTCATTGGGTTCCTAATGGCGGCGTATGCCGTTATCGCAAACGATTCAGTGCAAACTCTCGGCACATGGATGGCATCAAACAATGAGAGATTCCACTACAGAACACTATGGGCAGCCGCAAGTGCAGTGTTACTTGCAACCCTGTGGTATGGGTGGAGTGTAAATGGTGGAGACATCAGTTACGAACGACTAAACAAAATACCTTGGCAAGAGGTTCAATGGTATCATGCAGCCGCACCTGCAATCCTCGTATTACTAACGAGAATAGGTGTACCAGTATCAACTTCATTCCTAGTATTGTCAGTCTTTGCAAGTACATTTGTTCTTGAGAAGATGTTGATGAAGTCTATCATGGGATATGGTGTTGCAGCCGCATTTGCATATGCAATCTGGTTCGCAATACACAAGTATACAGGTAAGTGGTTTGATGAGACTCAACCAGTCACCGAAAGTAATAAGAAGTTCTGGCGCATCGCCCAGTGGGTTGCAACAGGTGGACTGTGGTGGACATGGTTGTCACATGACATGGCAAACATTGCAGTATTCTTACCACGTCAAGTACCAGTTGATTTGATGATATTCATATCATTTATATTTGTCGCTGGACTGTTCTTTATGTTCAGAGAGAAGGGTGGTAAGATTCAGAAGATCGTATTAGAGAAACACAACACTCGTTACGTGAGATCTGCAACACTGATCGACTTGTTCTATTGGTTGTGTCTGTACTTCTTTAAGGAATTGAATGATATTCCTATGAGTACAACATGGGTGTTCGTTGGTTTGCTTGCAGGGCGTGAACTTGCAATGGCAACGTACTTCGGTAAGAAGAAAACTAAATCAGTATTCCCATTGGTTGCCAAAGACTTTGGTAAGATGATGGTAGGACTTGGTGCATCAGTTGCACTTGTTCTGATGATACATTATATTATTGTTCCAAACGGATTATAATATAGAAGAGTAGAAACGGTACTCTAAACGAGAAAGGGGATCCTAAGATCCCCTTTTTTTATGCCGCATTCTTTGCGTTCTGAATTTCCGCTCGCCTGTCTTTTGCGAGTTTTGTGATTTCTGATAGTGCTTTCCTTGCACGTGCAGCGGATGCTTTCACACCCTTCTCTTCAAAAGACTCAGTCTCTTTCACGTAGTCTGCGAACGCCTGTTCGATTTGTTCATGTAGTGTCATTATATTCTCCTGTTAATAATAAAAGAAACCCAGAAGGGTTAAATCTATTTATTCAGGCAGAACATAGTCAGCAGGGACGATACCAACAAGGTGTATTCTATCCTCTTTAGAAGCATTGATGGCAGTGTGTTTTAGTCTAGTGTCGACCAGATACACAGTACCATCTGCAGGCATGTATTGTACTTCGTCGTCGAGGACTAGGAAACAACGTTCGTTTGTGATTAGGGGAATGTGAACTCTAGGCGTATAATCCATATGATACGTGTAACACGTTCTTGGAGATAGGTTCATAAGACGAGTTCTTTTTAAACCAAGTTTTTCTATAATAGAATTTAGATATGGAATATGATCAAAGGTAGGATGGACGAACTCGTATTCTTTATGAGAGATCTCAGTCACTCGTCCTGTTCCATAGAAAGGATCATCGCCAGGTTCTACACTCTGCAACATGATCTGTTCTTTAAACTTAGGGAGACTTTCTATTTCAAAAAGAATTCTTTCAATATCTACACGCATACAGTTACTTCCTTTACTCTGTAAGGTTGGTGTAAAACCCACTTCACCATATAAACTGCGTAGTCTATTTCCATTTTGGGCGCATCTATGTGGGCAGTTCTTTCGGAGTCAAAATATCCATAACGAATAATAGTAGTGTCATGACCTAATTGAAACAACTGATCGTTGGCATGGTCAAGTGCCGCCTTCATAACTGCATAGGGTTTTGGTTCGGGATGAAAACAGTCTGGTGAATTCGACCCAATATTGATGATCTTATTCACTCCTAGATCTACCGCTTGGTAGAGTTGGCGGACTTGTTCTACGCCATCATGTTTGCAGTTGATGAATACATTACACTCTTCAAGAGAGTCGCAGGTTTCAAAAACCTTGGATAGTTCATATCCAAGGCCCCTACGAGTTCCTGTAATATATGCTTTCATTACAACTCCATAGTATAAGGTGTGGGCCGGATTAAGGATTACCGACATCTACTCGCACAGGACGTTCCTGTCAAACTCGCTTTCGAACCTTCTTGCATCCGCTAAGACATGGCGCTAACCATCTTCAGAAGTACTTTATGGGCACGTCCACCCATTATTCAGTCACCACGATCCCACTCCGTCGAGTGAAAACTAAAAATTTGGAGCGGACGGAAGGAATCGAACCCTCATCATCAGATTGGAAATCTGAGGTAATGCCACTATACGACATCCGCATGTGTTTGATCAACACCACGATCAAACGTGCAGTAAATTAGAGTGACCCTCAAGTTGAGTAGTTGACCTTCTGCAATCTTTTTACAGTCAACTTCTGTTCAGCAACTCACTATCTCTTGGTACTGCTTTAATATCGGCCCGTCTTATTTTCTAACGTGGCACAGGCTACCACAGACAACAGATCTCTTAAAGTCGTTTTCCATACTTTAGCATGGGGGAGTCGACAACCACTCACTGTGTCTTACCTTGTTAATATAACACTTGTTGCCTCAAAAGGCAAGCGTTAAATTAAACTTTTTTTATTTTTTTTCCATGCAGACAAAAGGAATGATTCCTTTGCCTGGCTTTTCGATTGTAACATTGAATCCATACTCACCCAACGTCTCCACCAAAAAGTCTATGTTATATAGTGACAAGAAGTGTTGAACATCTAATTTGTATGCACTAATCTTGTCGTATAAGATTGTCTCGTTGTTGTAGAGGTATGCAATGTTTTTACCTTTCATCTCTGATAGGTCAACACAATGCCCGTAATCCTCTATCCTTTTATCGTAAAAGAATTTGTGGATCTCATCCCTGTTGATGTCTAAGACACTCACTGCCAGTTTTTTGAAATCAAACCAATTTAACCATTCTAAAGTCTCAACAAACTCAGTTAGATCAGTATGAGTGAATACACTGTATGCAAAGATGTAGTCCTGTTTATAATCAACCTCTGGAAACTTCTTCTGTAGAGGCCAGTAGTGAGGTAACTCAACACCTTTTGGATTGTACATCCAGTTCCATTTATTATTATGAATAAACGTTGCGTTTGGAAAGTCCTGTTTGCCCAATTCGAGCGCCTTAGTACTTACGTCAATAGATGTATAATTATGGTCTGTAATTCCACCACTAGAGTGATAAAGTAAATTTCCCCTATTACCGCCAAAATCTAAAACCTTTTCTGTGGGTTGATAGTCAGGGAAGAGTTCTTTGAAGAACGGATAGACATCGTGTCCTTCCCTAACGTGAACATAATTACTCATGTCGTTCTACGATGATAGGTTCTTTTCTGTAGTGGGGGAACCTGCCTTCACCAAAGTGATGATCTCTTTGATCCAGTTCCATATCCCTAAAACCTATTCCCATCATGAGTTCAATATTGTTTTCACAACCAATTATATTTTTAACATTCTCTTGATGCAGACCTGCACAATACCCTGTTTCATAACCAAGGGAATGTGCAATGTAATTCAAGTATCCAGCCGCAACACCAATGTTCATCCACGAATCTCTGTCGAGTTCCCACTCTGGTTGGGTGTTGAACCAAGTATACTTTTCATTCCTCTTCAACATGGTATCACTGTAGTTTGGTTTCTCAAACACAATAAGAATATTTGCCATGTTTTGACTATTAGTAACAGTCACACCATTTGGTAATGTGAAGATTCTTGTCTCTTCTAAGATCTGCGCCTGCATCTCTTTATCTGTAATCAGATGAATTTTATAGAAGGCGAAGTTCTGTTTACTTGGACAGTTCTGCAATGCGTGTAAAAAGATATCAATATGTTCTTCTGGAATCGTCTTTGAGTGATCCCAGTTCCTAGTACATATCTGACTTCTGTCTACAATGCTTTTTATATCTGTCATTCTATTTCAATAATCTTGATGTCACGTGGGCGCATCGTGTTAATCTTTATATTAGAGTCGTGTGGAACGGTGTGCACGTTACCGTAGTGATCAGTTACTTCCTGTCCACCCATTTCTGTAGTATCTACAACCTTAACATATCTGAACTCTTTGCCTGTTGACGGATGAGTTCCCATGTCTGGATATTGAGTGAGTGTGTCACCATTTCCCGCCCCAAGCGCAATCTCTGTTTCATCTGTTTCGTATCTTGGTCTACCATCTTGACCATAACCGATACCTATCCCATACGCAATTCTTTTCTTACCAGCTCTGACATCCTCAAGGATACCAAGTTTGTTTTCAAAATAATCATCACCATCAAAATCACCGTGACTTTTATTACACCCAGTCTGTAGACCTAATTGGTTCGCAGTAAACAAGATCATCCCCATGGCAATACCAATAGAGACATATGCATTTTCCCAACGTTCTGGGCGATTGTTTTCTTTTAAGGATCCATCTACATGACAGTTTTCTTGTCCTGATGGTTCTTTCGCAACAAACAAAATATACATGTTTGCATTTGCTTGTGCGTTTCTCCAAGTTGATGGTGGGGTTCTACTGTGAGTACATCCCCAAGTGTATCGGGACATCTCTTGAATTGTGTCCCTATCTTCTGACCAGTAAACGTCATAAAAACCTTCGTGTTGTTTTGAAGGTGCATTTTGTGCAATCCATAGGAGATGATCTCGTACTGATGAATTGATGTCTCTGGTGTAATTCCAATTTCTTTGGCACTTTTGTGCCCTGCGTATTACTTCTTGATCCATGTCAAGACCATACTGCAGATGTTTTACTTTTGTCTCACGTGTCTCTTCGTCTGGATTACTGAGACCTGCCTTATCCAAGTAATTCTCTATTACTGGATCTTCCAATGGTGGGCCATATTTTCTTACATGTGCGAGTTCTTCGTCACTTAACTTTGTCATTTTGATAGTACCTATACATCTTCACATACCACATAAAAGAATTAGGGTAGTGGGTTGGATCTGGTAAAGGTATTCCCCTTCTTGCCCAGAAATGTAGAAACATTGTAATTTCGTGATCTGTTGTCATACTATTTATTCATTAAATCTGGCAGGAGTGCAGGGAGTCGAACCCCAGCTTTTGGATTTGGAATCCAACGTGCTTCCATAACACTTCACTCCTATTGGTCTCAGTGGCTGGATTTGAACCAACGACATCTACGTCCCAAACGTAGCGGTCTACCAGACTGACCTACACTGAGTAAAGTGAAGGGGCGACATTGTAAGTTGTAAGAGAAAGGAGATGTCGCCCCTTCTTGACGACTAGTCGTCAAACAGTTTTGCAAGGGTTGCTGGCCCTGCGATACCATCAGCAGTCAATCCATTGTCTGACTGCCATTTTTTCAATGCACGTTCTGTGCCTGGCCCAAAGTCTCCGTCTGCACCAATACCCAATGCTTCTTGCATCAGTTTGACTCCATCGCCTTTTGCACCTTTACGTAGTACACCGATATCGTCAATGATATCTTCGATGTCATCATCATCTGCAGCGAGATCTTCTGCGTCCATTCCTAGAACTTCCATAGCGTGCATGTAACGTTTCTTACGATCATCCAAGCCAATAGAGCCACCATTAATTTTTTTCGTCATTTTCTTAACGTCATCACCATCGGCAATATCGTTTAGATTATTTGCGTCCCAGAACCAACATGCGCTTTCGATTGCACCCGCTGGTGTTGCAACGTACACTGCCGCTTCTTCTGCAGTCATATCTACAGTTTTACCAAAGCGTGTATAGTTCTCACGGCCAGTCAACTGTTTCAAGCCTCGGCCTCTGAATAACCATCCGTCACCCTCGTTGACATTGCCCATTTTGTATTTACGGAACTCGTCCATATACACATAATTTGCAATCATCTCCGGCTGTCTGTGATATTCGTCTGCATCACGTTTTGGAGATGCGCCGAAGTATCTACCAAAGACGGCACGTAGAGCCTTTGCAGAGTAGTTTAAATTTTCTTCTAGTCTCTTAAAACCTGCAGATTCATGTGCGCACTGAGATAGGAAGTGTGCAACTCTGCGTTCAGTTGTAATACCGTACTTTGGAAGAAGTTCACAAAGTGCGTCATACCAATCATCTGCATCTGCAGAAATAATTTCCCCAAGGTGTTCCTTGGTAAAGTCGAATTCAAAACTCATGAGTTTGTTTTTCCTTATATTGGCCTCCTCTGTAGGACTCGAACCTACGACCCTCTGCTTAGAAGGCAGATGCTCTAATCCAGCTGAGCTAAGAGGAGTATTAAGATTATAATGCTGGCAAGTATTAGGAATGAATTACGCCAAGACCATGATAAAAAACCTATTGCGAAACGCAGTAAGGAAAAACAGAGGATCATCAAAAAGAAGATGAATCCAAAGGCCATAATCCATTCCATAATATTTAGTCGAAGTCCAGACCACCTGCTGAGAAGGCGTGACTGTCAAGACCGTAGTCTTCTAGACTTGGTTCAGTCCAACCACGGGCATCAGGGCCCAGATCGTAGTAAAGACTGAAGTCTCCGTCTTTGGTCAAACGGTCAACGCCTGCGGCGTCATCCATTGCGTCCAGTGTTTCATCATCGAACATGTCTTCGATTTTCATTGCTTTTGATTTAGGCATATGCATTCTCCATTTCAAATTGATCTACAATTGCAGACTTTTCTGCAATCAAACGTTCGAGAGTGTATATTGCCATACGTCTCTCATCACTTGCACCTTCAGTAAGATTAATTACTGCATCTTCAAGAACCTGTATGTCCTTCACCAACTCATTCATAACGATCTCCATCTTAGAGGTTTCCTTTCATTGACATCAAAAACGCACCGATAGCGGTAAGAGCACCACCCATAACGAGGGCTTGAATCATCTCGCCTGTTGAATTTGCCAGTTCCATACATTGACCATCACAGTCACCTGCAGATCCAGCCATAATCATCAAACCAGAAAAAACTATCATTCCACCAACTATTTGCATATCGTTTCCTTTGTCTCACTTACCTTATTAATATAATACCTTTTGCCCCAAATGTCAAGCCCTTGAGGCAACTTTTTTTCAATTATTTTCAATTATTTTCCAGAACGTAATCTTTGTTCCATTTACCGACATTGATATCAATGTAGTATGCGTAATCAAAATAATCTGTCATGATGTCAGAGTTGTTGTACCAACGTGTACCTTTCATCGCTTTGATAAGGTCACCATAGAACTTTGCGATCTTGGTTTCACCAATCTCTTCCATCCACTGTTCACACCAGCTGGTGTTCACTTGAAGATAACCACCAACATTATAAGGTGCCTCACCACGCCACTCTGCACGATGATCATTGTATTTCTGAGACGCACCCAGAAAATCCAGAACACCAGATTTGATATTTACAACCAAAGAACTGTGATGGTTGATTGCGATAGAACCTTTCACACCGTATTTTTTCAATACTGCTTTGATTGCAGGTGCGAGTTCTTTTTTCTCTTGTTGTGAAATATATGCCATGTTATGCAGCCTCTCCAAATAATTGACTCATGCCTACGTATACAACGTTGTAAGCATTTACTTCAGCTTCATACCACTCATAAAAGTCATCATCTTCTTCAAAGCGGTCACTACCACTTGCATGTTCATCCCATACACGTTGCATAGCATTCATACCCTCAAGTGCATCACCACGACCAAAGTTTGTGATAGTGTTCCATGCTTCGTCAAAGGACATGGACATCTCATAAAAATTAGGAATTATAAACATTCGTTTCTCACTTTCTCTCAACTTACCTATATAATATAGTACTTTTTACATCAAAAGGCAAGCCTTTTTTGTAATTATTTTAAATTTTCTTTTCCAACAAAAACAATCACTTAGCGAGTTTCTATGAAAAAAATAATTTTTTTCGTTGTGGCAGGTTACTTTTTATCCGCTTGTGGCCCTCAATCAGATCCGATATTCAATTATCAATCACCATATAAACACAATGATTATGCATTCGTGAAGGCAGCACATGGTTTCATCGGCCTCCATGAAAAGGAAGATAGGTCAAAGATCAAAGACCTTACAGGAGTAGATCCAGTCCACACAGAATGGTGTGCGGCTTTCGTGAACTCTATCCTAAAATTAAATAACGTGGCTGGTTCAGAGTCTGTCAATGAATATCCTCTGATGGCACGAAGTTTTTTGTTTTGGGGGATTGATGTTTGGGAACCAAGGATTGGAGACATCGTCGTCTTTCCAAGAGGCGATGCTGGATGGAAAGGACATGTCGGTTTCTACATTGAAACGAGAATAATAGATGGTATAGATTATTATGTCATCCTTGGTGGTAATCAAAAGAACAAGGTAGGTTATGAACTCTACCCTGCTTATAAAGCCCTCTCTATTAGGAGATCAGCCCCTGTTCCCTCGAAGCGTCCATCACAATCTAAGCCTCCGTACGATCATGGATAGGAAGAATGTTAAATTCAAAACGACTGTCTGATGTTCCACCATAGTTCCCACCAAACATAAACCAACCCTTTGCACGCTCCCAAGTCTCAGTGATTTCGTCGAACACGGCAGGAACCAGTTTAGGATAAGGACTACCACAAGGACGATCATCCACGATCATCACTGCAGGGCGATCATCTTTCGGATCAAAAGGGCCGTCACAGTTGACGACATTCAAACAATTGTTTGTAGAACTGATTCCACCATTTGTGCAATCGTATTCCCCAAATTCTGAGTTGCGATATACTGATACATTAAGTCCCATGATTAAGCTCCAATCGTGTTATAGTAACCATCTGCATAGACGACGATGTCGCCTTCAAATGTCTCAACTTGTTTTTCAAGAACAGATCCTGTGAAGTATGCACAGGCATCTGATGCCCACTGGAAATCTTCAGACTTGATTGTCGTCTTAATAGGCATCTTCCAGTTACTCATGCCCTCTACTAGAAGATCGAAACCTTCTGCGATTTTTTCTTGTGTGTAATTCTTATATACGATCATTGCGAATACTCCGTTTTGTTTTCATACATGTCAAAGGCAGAATAGAAGTTATATTCACCATTGGGAAGTTGGGTAACGAATTCGAAATCAGGTTCCGAACCGTAACACACACGGCGTTCCACAACTGGTGCGCCTGCAATAGTCTGACATGTCCAGACATCATTCATAAAATTTACCATATTACTTCCTCTGTTACGATCATGCGACGACCTAAGTTTTGTTTGACACAGTTTTCTGTGTATGTTTTTACCGCACCGTCTGTGTACATCACAGTGATCAGTGTCTCATCATCTGCGTCTGTTGAGATCGATGTGATCTCGCCTTCTGCAGTGTAGTCACGATACTGGCGCAAAAATCCCATACCAACTTCAAACATCATTTCGTCCTTTCGATCAACTTACTCTTATAATATAGGGTATAAACAAGGAAAAGGCAAGCCTTTTTTGTAATTATTTTAAATTTTCTTTCCTAATGTTTTCAATGACTTAAACTTTTTCGTCAAAATTTTCTCAAATTTTCTTGCTTCGACTTCGTACCAGAGATCCATATACTCATCATAAGTCGAATGATCAGACTGATTCGTTATATCTAATGTCTTACGTGCGTACTGCATCACGTGAACCATCTCATGACAGATCGTCGTAACCAGTTTAGAGAGGGAGAGGTTTGCGTTTACTTCAAGTTCGAACTCACGAGTATCGATTGCGCAACAGTAACCGTATTGATGTGATTCCAGTTTGTTATTCAAGATCACATCAATCTCTAACGTGCGCATACGAGGCATCAGTTCGTCAATGCAGAACCTGACCACCTGTTCTGCAATCGAACGTTTTAGTTTTGTCGAACCTTCTGCGTAAACGTAGTTCATTATTGTGCACTCCTCATTTTAGTCATACGTTCTTTTGCTTCGATCCATTTCTCGAAAGCCAAAGGTTTACGTTGTTCGCCACACGCAAGTTTCTTTTCTTTGAACTTGGACTTCAAGATCTTTGCAGGTTCAGCACCCATGAAACGTGAAACCAGTTTCAACAGATCACGACGAAACTGACGACCATGATGCCAGTTACCTAGACAGTGAGCCATCTCATGGATCAGTGTGTATTCGTCAAGACCAGCGATCAGATCAAGAGTAATCGTGTTCCCACGTGCCCAACCTGCAAAACCTGCACCAGTGTTACGATTTTTTGATTGTACTGAAACAGGCATTATGTCACGACCTTTTTCATCACGTAACTTTGCCCACAATGCAGACTTAGTGATTTGATCACAACGCTTCTGCGCTTGACGCACCGTGTCAAACTCTTTTACTTGATACTCACGTTGGAACGCCCACTCACATTTGTAGGTTTTGGTCTTTTCGGAATCTTTACCGTAAGTACCTTTGTTCTGACTCATCTTCTGCTTTTGCAGATAGTCAAGATAACCTTGGATCAGTTTGGTTTCGTAACCTGCGTTACGCCACTGGTCAACTTGGTCAGACATTGATGTTGGATAACAAAGCATATTTGTACCTCTCTCTATTAACTTCAAGATTATACTAACACGAAAAGGGCACAAATGTCAAGCCCGGCACGAAAAAAAGAATCTAAGGAAAACAAGCACTTATAAAATAATTTGAAAAAAGTTTATAAATAGTACGTTAATGACTTGATCATTTGTTTAAATTTTTATGGAGTATGGGTATGAAACTCACATTATACGCAACATTGTTTACAATGTTTGCAAGTGTCGCACTCGCAGGTGGACACAAAGAAATAGAAGATAAGAATGGACTATTTGTCAATGGAACTGTGGAAATCTACATTGACGACACCAACACCGAAACACCAGTAGATACAAGACTTGAAACCTTTGCAGGTTTTGAGACTGTTCTAGATCATTCATTTGTTAATTGGGCAGGATTTGGTGCAAGATACGATACTAACTACTCTCTGGATCGTACACTAGACAATACCATTACGGAAAAACAGATGGGAATTGAAATTCTAGGTTCACGTCTATATTTGGGAGAAACTGATGCACAAAGACTTGGGTTTGCAAAAACCTCAAAGATCGGAGCTCCAGTTATCATTACAAAACCAAGTTCACGTATTGATCACAACGAAAAAGTAGTTCTTACTTTTGGTGGTTGGGAAAACAACGACGAGTTTGAATTTAATACATATCGTTTAAAGCGTGATATGCCATATGGCGGCGTAGTTGGTTGGAATCCTGCAGACGATTCACTATATTACGGTGCAACTGCTCGAGTAAGTATTCTTGACGTTTCGTATATGGGCATTAAGAAAGATGATGAAACACAACATGGTTATTCGGTTGGCACATCATTCCATCGCATGGGAGTTCCAGTAGGTCTTGGCATTGAAAGATGGGAAGACGCTGAGAATACACGCATGGATTATGGTATCATGTATAATGCAACTAAGGAACTCATGTTCACGGCTCATAGAGTCGAAGAGGATGATCTAGGTTTTACCTACAATTATCTTGCGGCTATTCACACACAAGGCCCAATTGAATTGGGTTTATATCTACATCATGATAAGTCACAAGTAAGTCCTTGGACAGGTGTTGAATCAACTATTGATAACAGTATCAAGGGTACACTGAAATATCATTTTTAGTTGTATATTTACCACAAATATTTTGATTTTTTTTGAAATGTTATTATGCATCGCAGAAAAGGTAATAAATAATAGTATCAGAAGGAAGAGATTCGTCTCTTCCTCTTTTTTTGTTATGCATGTTATAAGAAAGGAATTTAAATGCGTATGATCATTACTTCACTTGTCATGGGGATCTGTTGTTCAACATCCGCTATGGCGCTAGACCTACCAGTGCCTGGTTTGGAACTCAACACAGAAGTTAAAGCATTCCACAAAGTGGAAGCGGAAACTAATCACGTCACAATCGAACCAGAACTGCGTTATACACCAGCGGCTGGGCCTCTGTCAGTTTGGGCAGAAGTACCATTGACAGTGTACGAAACTGGACACGCATCGGGTTCAGACTTTGCCATTCAGAATGTTTGGGAAGATGGACATAAACCAACTCTAGAGTTGGGTGCAGATATCGCACTAGGTGGCGGTGTTACTGCATATGGCGAAACGACATGGAATTTCAACACAGAAGATCGTGGTGAAGTAGAAGTGGGCGTATCGTTCAACTTCTAATCACCTAAATATAGGTGGTAACGGGCGGCATTCGTGCCGCCCTTTTTTTATGGAGAATTGAATGAGAAATTTATATATGGGATGGGATTCCAGACAATCACTTGCCTATAATGTGATGGAGTGGAGTCTCTATAATCACAGTAAAGACATAAACGTCTTACCACTTAAAATCAATGATCTCAGGAGTCAGGGTATTTACACCAGACCAGATGATCTTTTGAGTGCTACTGAATTTACCTTCACAAGATATCTAGTACCTTACTTGCACGACTATAAGGGATGGGCAACATTCATCGATAGTGACATGTTGATGTTGACAGATATCAATCCCCTTTTAGATCAGGCAGATGATGATTATGCAATCATGGTTGCAAAACCTAACTATGATTTTGAAGAGGGACTCAAGATGGATGGTCAGAAGAAATTCAGATATCCAATGTTACCAGACGGCACAACGAGAAAGAACTGGTCTAGTTTGATTATGTTCAATTGCGCACATCCGTCAAATCGTGTTCTCACACCAGACTTAGTAAACAACTTAGATTATAATGGGATTTGGTTTCACCAGTTCCAGTGGTTGTGTGAATGGGAGATCGGTGAATTCGATATCGAATGGAACTGGTTGATTAATGTACACGAAGAACCTCGTGATGGATCTCCAAAGATCTTACATTATACAGATGGTGGGCCTTGGTTTCCCCAACACAAAAATGGACTCTATGCAAAAGAATGGTTCAGTGCATTAGACTCATTTGAGAATGGGTTGAACATATCCCTTTCTGAGGTGGGGTAGAATTTGTTTCACTAACGTATCACTGTGATGTTCACAACCAGTAAGGGCATTAAATGTGATGTACGTAGGGACACCATTCTCTGCAGTCCAGTTTGACCATGCGCAACAAGATCCAATGTACATTCTCGCATCTCTTGCGATTTGCATTTTGTTGATTAGTTCGTCTGCGTTCTCAAAGGAACGTGAGTCACCTAGATTATAGAAGTCTGGGTGTGTGGATAACATTGACTCAAGTAATGTTGCATCAGGATCTTGGAATCCTTTTGACTCCAGATCTTCTGGTACATCGTGCCAATACTTTCTTTCTATGAGAGAAGTAACGATACCTTTTCTTTTTCTGGGGGATGCTTTGATGTCCTCGAACGGATCATCTTTTTTAGATTTCCAAAACGAATTAAACTTTGCACGTGCAACTTCTTTAAAGACATCTCTATCTTCTCCAAAGAATTCTTGATATGGTTCTAATGTTATTTCGTGATCGTCATCTATAAAGTGTCGATATGCGATCAACGCCATCTTGAAATATTCGAGGTGATCACAAATGACCAAATCTGAATTCTTAAAAACTTTAAACGTATCGTAAATGGCTTGTCTGTGCCATACCATAACTCTCGTTTTAGTTTGCAAGGTGTATTCATAGTTTCTATAGTTATTCGTCTTTGACACGTTCATTGTACGATTCATCACCAAAATTTACTGTTTTCTTTTTACTTTTATCCTTGGGGTCAATATGGACATCTTGTCTTACTGGGCCACTCTTTCGGGAACATGTATGGTGACATGCAGGTGGGCCATAATTATTCTTTAAGTCTCTATAAAACTTTTGCCACGGTTCAGTCAGAAGTATTTCGTCTATAGTTTCATAATCATCTATGTTACTAACCGCAATAAGATCTTGCATAGATTCGTGTTGCATGTTTCCTAATGTATCCAAGTAACAACACGGTAATAGAATATTCTGATTGGTAACTGCAAATGGAAACCCTTTGAAACACATAGGATCTAATGGTTGTCCTTGTGATTCTTCACCAATCTGATTGAGTTTTTCCATTGCCTCTTCTATTGACATTACTGAGTCCTCATTCTAAATTCTTTACGTGGCATCAAAGGATCATCTATACTTTTCCAACGACCACTATGGATCAGGTAGAATTCAATATCATGTTTCGCCGCTAACTCAACTGCCTCGTCTATATCATCTTGATTGTATTTGAAAACAATATATTGCCACATTGGTTTATTATGAAGATGGAATTTTGATTTGATCATCATTTTGAAAAGAAATTTTCCATCTTGGTTTATTCTATATTTGTGACTATCTTTCGGTAACCCATCAATAGAAAATCTCCACCTTGCGTATGGATGTGCATCCCATGCTCTCCTATACCAATCCACGTTTTGCTTTTTATTCGCAGCATGTTGAACATATACCGTTTTTGCATTATCGTAAGCGATCTTTAACATGTCTATGAATTTTGGATGGTGGGCGGGATCAGAGTATTGTCCTTCGAAGTTTATCGTGTCGAAAAACTTTGCAACCTTTGTGAAATTTTCTAAAGTTATATCCCAGCCTGGGACTTTCTGACCTCTATCATTATAATAGGTCTGTCGTGCACAGTTAGGACACATCAGAGGACACCTGTGCGTAGAATCTAAATTCACGCTTCGTCGTGAGAAGAATTCATCTGACATTTATTACATCCTATAAATAGTTAAGTTACATGTATTTATCATGAGGAGTTGAACGTGACCAAATATCTACACTATGATTTGCGTACTGATGGATTGAATCTATTAGACACAAATGCTATGTTGGAAGAGTTCTTTCAAAGGAAAGACTATGAGTGGTGGTATAAAGTTCAACCAGATGATGTCGTTGTTGATCTAGGTGCATGTGTTGGTTTCTTCACATGTCACGCACTCGACCACGGCGCAAAGAAAGTCTATGCAGTCGAAGCAAACCGCAACCACCTCAAGACACTTTGTTACAATGTCGCAGATCATTGGATCGACCACAAAGAATCACCAGTAATTCCTATTCACGCTGCAATCGGTAAAGATGATCGATATGCACTAAACTACTATGGTGATGATACATCCGCTCCTCGTAAAACTTTTATGGAACTGATGCACGAGTATCAAATCCACTGGGTAGATTATCTCAAGATCGATATTGAAGGTGCAGAGTTTGACGTATTCTCAGAAGAAAATATGTTGTTTTTAAAACATCACGTCAAACACATCTCTGTAGAATTTCACTTGGATGCATTCAGGGAAGCACCTTATGAGTGGATTAATTTCAGGGATAACATCGCACCACAGTTTGACCTGTCTCAACTTAGGTTCTTGAAACATGAGGATCATGCACTGGCATATAACGAAGAGAAACTGTTAGGTGATTGGCCTATCGGTTGGGGTTCTTCGTTTATGGTTTATATTACCAATTAGTGATGTAGATCATGAACTCTGCAGGGACAGACCTAAAGTCTCTGTTCTTAATTGACCAGTCATTGTCTATCGCAGCTAGTACCGTCTTGTTCTGAACTTTCACCTTACCAGCGTTGATAAAGTGTTTCAGAAAGTTGTCTCTGAATGAAATAAACTTTTCAGGTGAGTCGTCTGCGGCTCGAAGGTGACATTCTATTGCCATGTGTCGAACATTATTTTCAAAGAAACCAATCTGTTCTTTCTTGAAGATATTGTATTCCGCTCCCTCACAATCTACTTTTAAGAAATCGATATTACTGATTTCATGTTTATGAATAAAATCAATAAAACTAAATTTCGGGAAGGCTGATCCATCATCTTCGAACACATGTAATGTGTCATTTGAATCTTCTGAGACTGCACCATGAACAGGTATAACTTTTGAAGGATCGTCGATTATATAATCTGCAACATTGTTTATTGCAGTTTTTAAAAGATTACGATTCGGTTCAATCATGTATACACGTTCTGCACCTTTATCTAATGCTAGTGCAGAGAAGAACCCCACACAAGCACCGACATCTACGACAATATCATCTGGGAGTACTTCGTACCACCAGTTATAATCACAGTTGATAAAGAACTCTCTATAAAGAGTCGCAGCCTGAGATAGATCAATTCCATCGGTACTGATCTTGTGGGGATCTAAAGATTTATGATTCATATTTACCCTGCACTACCAAAGTATTTGTCAATCATCTCCAAAACATCATCGTATTTTGCGATTTCCATTAGTTCCGCTTCCATCGCTTCTACGATGTCAGGGTGTTCACCAATACCTGTTGTTGAGTGCAAGTAAACTTCTACATTTGCTTTATGTTTTGCAACATGACCTTCAGCATGTTTTCTAAGTGCATCTAGTAGGATGTCACGCATATCATTCTCCATATAAATAGTTATTATTAAGTTTGAAAGGTAATCACTTCAATGATCACTAACTATTTATCTCCAACGTCATTCTTTGTTTCTATCGATAGACTTCCGAATGTGGAATTCTTTACACAGAAAGTGACAATACCAGATGTGTCGGGGAACCCACAACAGTTGAACTCACCACTTGGGATCTTGTATGATACTCCAAGCCAATTGATCTATTCAGATCTCGACATGTCATTTATTGTCGATGAGGATATGAAAAACTATTTGGAG